ATGGATTGGTGACCGCCACCGAGGGCGGCGTCATCGACTACTCGCGGATCTATCAGGACATCACGACCAAGATCGTCCCGCGTTTCCCGTCCCTGAAACAAACGACGCTCGGCTACGATCCCGCGTTCGCGACGGACCTGGCTACGCAACTCCGGGATCGGGCGCATCTGAACGTGGCGGAGATTCCGCAGAACTACGCGCATCTGTCCGAACCGTCGCAAGTCTTTGAAGCGTTGGTGAAGGCGGGACGCGTCTCGCATGGCGGCCATCGCGTGCTCCGTCATCACGTTGAAAACGTGGCGATCAAAACGGACGACGCCCGGCGGATCCGTCCCGTCCGGCCGAAGAAAGCGGGGAAACGGATCGATGGCGTGGTGGCCGCGATCATGGCCCTGAAGATGCTCGCCGCCAGTCCGTCCACGCCGAATTATCGGATCTACGTCTTCGGAGGTCCGACGTGATCTCGCGGGATTCGATGTTCATCCTCGATGCGTCCGCGCCGGCGAAATCGCGCCGAGGCGGGCGTCCGAAGATCGCGGAACCTCGGATCCCGGTGTCCTCGCGCGTCACCGCCGCCGACTATGACCGGATCGCCGCCGCCGCCCGGGCGCAGGGCGTGACGGTGGCCGCGTTCGTCCGCGCCACGCTCCGCTCGGCGCTCCGGCCGGTTCGATGAAGGGAGTTCGTTTATGGCCTCACCCGTTGACCTTGAGGATCGTCCGTCCGTCCAGTGTTCCACGTGTAACGGGACCGGGATTGATCGCGCCCGGGCCGCCGTCTATCTCGTCTCCCGGCAGCCGGGTGATGAGGAAACGCGAGCGGCCGCGATTCGCTGTACGGCTTGCGGCGGTAGCGGGCGGCTGCCTGCGGCTAGTCCCGTCTCCGCGCACCTGACGCGCGATTGACGGCGTTTTCGTATTGATCAACCGGCCAAATCGCGCCGGCTGCCTATCGTCTGTCCGTGCTTCATCGGGCGTACAGCGTCCTGAACGTGAAGACGGTCGATCCAGAACGGCGGACGCTGGAAGGCATCGCGACCACGCCGACGATGGATCGGATCGGGGACGTGGTCGAGCCGCTCGGGGCCACGTTCGCGCCCTCGCTGCCGCTCCTCCTGTTCCACGATACCCGGCTCCCCGTGGGCTCCGTGACGTTCCAGACGCCCACGAAGGACGGGATCGGCTTCCGCGCCACGCTTCCCGTCACCGCCGGGATTTCCACGCGTCTCCGGGAACGGATTGACGAAGCGTGGGACTCGGTCAAAGCCGGCCTGATACGCGGCGTCTCGATTGGGTTCCGTCCGCTTCAGGACGGGATCGAGATCCTGAAATCCGGCGGACTCCGCTTCACGAAAACCGAAATTTTGGAACTCTCCCTGGTGGCTATTCCCGCCAACGCTGACGCGCGGATCGAAACGATTAAAGCCGTAGACGCCCCGCATCTTCAGAGGAGTACAGGGATGAAATCCCAAACGACGTTAGAACAGATTCAGGGATTCACCGGGATGCGGACGGCCAAGGCCGCACGCATGGCCGAACTGATGAACGCGGCCGGCGAAGCGGGCGTCACGTTGGACGAGACGCAGACGGCCGAATACGACGCGCTCCAGACGGACGTGGACAGTCTCGACAAGCACATCGGCCGGCTCAATACCCTGGAGGCGATCAATCGGGCGGCGGCGGTCCCGGCGGCGGGATCGTCGGCGGCGGCGGCGGCGGCCTCGCGGAGCGCCGGCGCGGAATCGCCCGTCTCGCGGATCTATCTCCGGGACAATCTGCCGCCGGGGATTGAATTCGCTCGCGCGGTCCTCTGCAAACTGGTCGCGTTCCAGAATCAGTTTTCGATCTCGCCGCTGGCGGTCGCCAAGGCGCGGTATCCCGATAATCATCGGATCCACCAGTATCTGGAGCGGGCGGCGGTCCCGGCCGGGACGACCACTGATCCGACGTGGGCCGGCAATCTCACCGATCCGACGAATCTCTCGGCGGAATTCCTCGCGTGGCTCCGACCGCAGACGGTACTCGGCCAATTCGGCCAGGGCGGGATCCCCCCGCTCCGGCGCGTCCCGTTCAATGTCGCCGTCGCGGGCCAGACCTCTGGCGGTCTGGGCTACTGGGTCGGGGAGGGCAAGGCGAAGCCGCTGACCAAGTTCACGTTTGATCGGCAGACGTTGGGTTTCTCGAAAGTGGCGGCGATCTCCGTCATCACCGAGGAGCTCGCGCGGTTCTCCTCACCGTCCGCCGAGGCGCTCGTCCGCGATGGACTCCGCGATGCGCTGGTGGAGCGTCTCGATATCGATTTCGTGGATCCCGCTCACGCCGCCGTCGCGAATCTGACGCCGGCCTCGATCACGAACGGCGTGACGCCGCTCGCGAGCAGCGGGACCACGGCGGACGACATCCGGGAGGATCTCAAGACCCTGATGGGCGCGTTCGTCGGATCGAACCAGAACGTTGCGAATCTGGTACTGCTGATGCCGAACACGGTCGCGCTCTCGCTCGGGATGATGCGGAACAGTCTCGGTCAGCCGGAGTTCCCGAATATCGGGATGACCGGCGGATCCATCGAGGGCCTCCCCGTCATCGTCTCGCAATACGTCCATACCACGGCGGCCGGCGACATGCTGATCGCCGCGAACGCGCAATCCATCGGCCTCGCGGACGATGACGCGGTCAGCGTGGAAGCCAGTCGCGAGGCCTCACTGGAAATGAGTGACGCGCCCACGGGATCGTCGGGCGTTCCCACGGCCGTCTCGCTCGTCTCGATGTGGCAGACGAACAGCATCGCGCTGAAGGCGGAACGGTTCGTGAACTGGAAGAAACTCCGGGCGGGCGCGGTCCAGTACATGGATCACATTACATGGGGCGGCAGCACGGGATCGTAACCGTCGTGGGAATCGTCAAGGTGCGGGCGGTGATGGATTTCCCCTACGCGGGTCATCTGATCCACGCGGGGGAATTCGTCAGTATGCCGGCGCTCGATGCGGCGGCGGCCAAACAAGCCGGGTGGATCTCCCTGACGCGGCCGCCACGGACGCCGCCGCCGGCGTCACCGGAATCAGAGAAATCGCGGCGGCGGTATCGCCGGCGCGATCTTGAGGCCGAACGATAGAGGGACGGATGGCGTGGTGGAAAGCGATCCGACTCCGTGCACTGGCCCGGACGCGAACGACGGGAAACGGATTGACCGTCGTCCCGTCCGCGCGATCCAGTCTGGGCGGCGGCGGTTGGTGGCCCGTCGTGCGGGAATCCTATCCGGGCGCGTGGCAGCAGAATGTCACCGTCCAGACGGAGACGGTGCTCGCCCACGCGGCCGTCTACGCGTGCGTCACGCTCATCGCCAGCGATATCGGGAAACTCCGCGTGAAATTGGTCGCACAGGACCAATACGGGATCTGGCACGAAACGAGTAACAGCGCCCACTCGCCCGTCCTCCGGAAACCGAATCGCTATCAGACGCGGATCAAATTCTATGAACAGTGGATCGTCTCGAAACTGATCCACGGGAATGCGTACGCGATCAAGCAACGCGATCAGCGCGGCGTGGTCACGGCGCTCTATCTTCTCGATCCGACGTGTGTCGCGCCGCTCGTCGCGCCCGATGGCGGCGTCTACTACAAGATCGGGCCGGATCTCCTCGCGCAGGTGGAGACGGCCGTGGTGGTCCCGGCCGCCGAGATCATTCACGACGTGATGATCCCGCTCTATCACCCGCTGGTCGGCGTCTCCCCGATTTACGCCTGCGGGATCAGCGCGATTCAGGGACTCACGATTCAGAACAACCAGACGAAACTGTTTACCAATCGCGCCATCCCGAGCGGCATCGTCACCGCGCCCGGACATATCTCGCAGGAACTGGCGGACGAACTCAAACTGCGATGGCAGGAAGCGTATAGCGGCGAGAACTTCGGGAAGGTCGCCGTCCTGGGTGACGGACTGACTTACGAAAAAATGTCGGTCAGCGCGTCCGATTCGCAAATGATCGAGCAACTGAAGTGGACCGCCGAGAACGCGTGCACCGCGTTCCACGTGCCGCCCTATCTCATCGGGATCGGTCCGGTCCCGGCGAACAGTAATCCGGAGACGCTCCAGATCCAGTACTACAGTCAGTGTCTCCAGAATCTGATCGAGTGCATCGAGGTCTTGTTAGACGAAGGCCTCGGCATGACGACCAACGACGCCGGCCAGCCCATCGGGACGGAATTGGATCTCGATGATCTGATGCGGATGGATACCGCCTCGAAAGTGAAGGCGTCCGCCGACGCGATCAAGGGCGGCGGGATGGCCCCGAACGAAGCGCGAGCCCGCTATCTGGATCTCGGGCCCGTCAGCGGCGGCGAATCGCCGTACCTCCAGCAACAAAATTTCTCGCTCGCCGCCCTCGCCAAGCGGGACGCGAAGGCGGATCCGTTCGCGAAGACGCCGCCGCCGACGCCCGATCCGCCGCCGGGATCCGAGACGAACGCGGACGAAGACGACGCGGACGCGGACGAGACGCCCGAACGGGCGGCCGCCGGCGTCGGCGTCTGGCTGACGCGATATTTCGCCCATCTGAACGGAGACGAACGTGCCTAAACACGCCCTGATCACGGTCGATCCGGATCTGCCCTTCGGTCAGGAAGTGATCGAGGGATCGCATCAGGATGCCGGCCTCGATGGCCGGCCGTATCTCGCGCTCACCGCGCCCGATGGCCGCGTCCTCAAGGCCGATGAGAGCGATGGGACGCTGGCGTGGAATCCCGCCGGCTCCGCGCCGGGCGCGTGGGAACGATTCATCGCGGTGCCGGGCGCATACGTGATCTTCCGTGATCACTACGTCGGTCTGATTCCTCGGGGGGGCCCGTGGGAACAGACCTGACGCGTTGGCTGATCGCGCAGGACGCGCCCACGTCGGCCGTCGTCCGTCCGGCGGTGACGCCGCTCTCGATCTCCGGCGTCGGGATCTATCAGGCCGGGACGATCTGGAAGTATCGCGCGGTGACCGCGTTCAGAGGTCCGGAGCTCTACGCGCGAGGCGAACGCGGCTGGATCGGGGATTACTACGCGCGATGTCTGGACGTGGGCGCGAACACCGTCCGCTGGTTTTTGATGTGGAACAATACCGGCTATTCCCCCCACGCGTCCGCGTTCAAAGCCGATTACTACGAAGACCTCGAGGACGCGCTTCTCGATCTGAAGGCGCTCGGCCTCTACGCCCACGTCGTGATCTTTTGCGATCAGGTGCCGGGCTCCGCCGTCTGGATGCAAACGACGGACGGCCGTCACGATGAGGCGGCGCAACTCGATCATCTGCGACGGGTGGTCGCCATCGCGAAGCGGACGGGGAATGTCCTCCTCGAAATCAATAACGAAGATTTTAAAAACGGGGAACTGAGCGCCCGTTTCGATCCGGCGGAATTTGCCGGAACGCTGGCCACGCGCAGTTCATGGCCGGAAACCGCGCCGCCGTCCGATCCGCAAATCTGCGGGACGTGGTTGCAGTGGAGCACGAAACATCTGGAACGGACGTTCGACTGGGCCCGGAAGGGCAAAGTCCTCTACGAGATTTCTTTCGAGGGACTCGGCGCGTTTCCGCCAGCGCGGATCCCGGCGATCTCCGGGGAACCGCAGCGGATTGGCGATGGGACCTCGCCGCGCTGCCACGCGGATAACGCCGCGTGTTGCGAAATCATGGGCGCGGGGACGTGTCTGCACGGTGGCTTCTCCTCCATCGATCCGAGTCACGATTCCGATTTCCAGAATTGCCGCTGGACCGGGAGTCCGAACGCGCTCGCGTGTGCGGACGCGGTGGGCGCGGTCTGGAAATCGTCCGTCCTGGATCCGCGTTGCGGGATCACCGAATCACTGGTGCGCGGGACGGAATTCGATGACGGCCCGTGTCCTGTCCATCATCGAGATCGGTATAACACCGATTCCCCGCACAACGAACCGGACACGGGCGCGAATCGAACGTACTTCAAGGTCTTTGAGAACGGAACGCGGTTCTTTGGACTCTCCGTGGATCCCGCGCCGCAGTGGCCCGGTTATCAAACGCGGGACGCGACGATTGTCAATCGCGGCGGATGGGACGGGGATGGCCATGGCGGGAATCTGTTGGAGTGCCGACGATGACGCCCACCGTGGAAAAACTACTGGAAGAAATGGCGCCGGTGATCGAGCGCCTTGTGGTGTCGCAAGTGGAACGCGTGGTCCGGCAGACGTTGGCCGCGATTGTGCCGCGCGATGGACGCGATGGATTACCCGGCGTGCCGGGGCCGCCGGGTGAACGCGGACCGCAGGGAGAGGCGGGCCCGCGTGGGGAACCGGGCGCATCGGGACTCGCTGGGTCCACCGGTGCGCCCGGTGCGCCTGGCATACCGGGCGAGAAGGGCGATCCGGGACGCGACGGGACGCTGGAAGGCGTGACGTTTACGCGTGAGGGTCGGACGATTGTCGTCCGGAGCGCGAGCGGCGGTGAACTCGGTCGATGGACGACGGCGGAGGTCCTAGATCGCGGGCACTATCGCGCCGGCGAGACGTATCAGGCGGGCGACGGTGTGTCCTACGCGGGATCGTTCTGGATCGCGCAGGCGGAGACAGACGCCCGGCCCATCGAGACGAATGCGCTCTGGCGGCTGGCGGTCAAGCGCGGCGAACCGGGGAAGATCGGCCCGGCGGGACCGCGTGGCCCGGCCGGCGAACGCGGGACGCAGGGTCTGCCGGGCGGGCGGTATTGAACCGATGGCGACCCAACTGATTCCCTACGCCGCCGCCAAACGTCACCTCCGGCTCCCTGACGACCACGAACAGACGGACGTAGAGGAGAAGGTCCAGCAGGCGACCGCGTTGGTCCTGACGCATCTGGACCGGGTGGACAACGAGTGGACGGACGCCACCGATCCGGCGGTGGATCTGGAGTTCGCCATCGTCCAAGCCGCGATCCTGGAGACGCTCGGGGATCTCTGGACAATCCGGGAACCGGGCGACGAACGTCGGCCAGAGAACGAAACGGCCGGCGCGTTCCTCCGACCGAACGTCCGGCGCAAACTCCACGCCCTCCGGAGGCCGTCCCTTGCCTAAGCCCATCGCGCGGCGCTGGCCGGACGCCACGCTGGTCTGCGTGGCCAGCGGGCCGACGCTCACGCTCGGAGAGCTCCTCCAGATACGCGGCGTCTTCCCCGTGGTGGCCGTGAACGACGCGATCCGATGGATCCCGTGGGCGGAGGTCCTCTATTCGTCGGATCGGCCGTGGTGGCGGTTCTACGGCGGCGTCCCGGATTTCCGAGGACAGAAAGTCGGCGTCGGTTGGAAGATCGGGGACGCCTCTCCGATTCCCGGCGCGGACGATGTCCACGTCCTGACCCACACCGGCACGACGGGACTGGAGACGAATCCCACGGGCCTCCGGACGGGCGGTCACTCCGGGTACGCCGCGATCAATCTGGCCGTCCATCTGGGCGCTCGGCAGATCGTCTTGCTGGGTTACTCGGGGGGGAAGGTGGGCGGCCAGTCGCACTTCTTCGGACGCCATCCGTCCGGACTGACCGAGAGTAGCGAAGCGAACTACGCGTTGTTCCGTCGCGCGTATGACACGCTCGCGCCCGAACTGACCGCCGCCGGCGTCCACGTCGTCAACGCCACCCGTCAGACGTTGATTGACGCCTTCCCTCGCGCGGACTTGGCCGCGCTGGTCGGCGTCCAGGGGGCGTCATGCTGACCGTCGTCTGTTGGCGGTGGCGGGCTCCGTGGCGCTATCGATCCCACTACGCCCCGGAGACGGTCCACGCGCTCCGGCGGATGGTCGCCCGGCACTATCCGACGCCGCATCGGTTCGTCTGCGTGACGGACGATCCCGTGGGGCTGGAGGACATCGAGACGATCCCGATCTGGTCGGACGGGATTTCGATCAGACCGCCGGAGGGACGGAACTGGCCGTCCTGCTACGTCCGGCTCCGCGCGTTCGCCGCCGAGGCCCGGACGTGGTTCGGGGATCGTTACGTCTCGCTCGATCTCGATACCGTCATCACGGGCGATCTGACGCCGCTGTTTGATCGGGACGAAGACTTCGTCATCTGGAACGAAACCGACTGGCCCGAGACGCAATTTTACAACGCGTCTCTCTGGCTCCATACGCCGGGGACGCGCGAACAGGTCTGGACGACGTTCGATCCGGCGCGATCCCCGCGTGAAGCGTATCGCGCCGGCTGTCGCGGCGGCGATCAGGCGTGGATCAGTTACGTCCTCGGACCGGGTCAGCCCGTCTTCACGCCGGCCGATGGCGTCCTGTCCTATCGTCGTCATATCGAATTGACGGACGGCCGTCTCCCGCCACACGCGCGGGTGATCAACTTTCACGGCGTGGTCGATCCCTGGAGTCCGGCCGCGCAACAACTCGATTGGGTCCGGGAGCACTACGGGATCGTGGAGACGGCGGCCACACGTCAGGCCGACCGTCCGCCCGTCCGTCTGGCGACGGAGGCGCATCGCCGATGAGATTCCGTCAATCGTCCGGCGCAGCGGGCGCGGGCTCGCGGGATAAGTGGGTGACGATCCAATCCCGTCCCGACGATTCCGAATCGGACACCGGGTTCCCCGTGGATGGTCCGTGGACGGATCTGGCGCAAGTGGCGATGACGCGCGAGGACCTCGAGGCGGACGAGATCGAGCGGACCGCGCAACAGATCGCGATCAGTACCACGCGATGGGAAATGCCCTATCGGATCGATATGGATCCCGAACGCGTGGACGTGCCGAAACTCCGGCGACTCCTCTACTACGGACGCACCTACGACATCGTCTCCGCGATTCCCATCGGGCGGGCTCGCGCGATTGCGTTGGTCACCGAAGCCCACGCGAAGACGCCCACGGAGACGACGGCGTGAGACTCGGCCTGACGGTGAGCGGCGGCGAGGTCCTCGCGGCGAATCTCCGCCGACTCGGGGACGCCGTCCGGAGACGCGCGTTGCTCGGCGTCCTCCGGGCGGCCGCCGAACCGATTCGCGGCCGGGCGGCGGAACTCGCGCCGCTGGATCCGGCCACGCCCATCGATCTCAAAGAATCGATGGTGATCAGTGCGGCGACCAAGATCGGATCGGTCGCCGGCGGCGCGTGGGATGCCGCCGATCCGTTTCAGGCGGCGGTCGCTGTCGGACCAGCGCGGAACATCTTTTACGGGATCTATCAGGAATACGGGACGGTCCGCCACAGCGCCCAGCCGTTCCTCCGGCCGGCGTTTGATTACGGCACGGATCGATCCCTCGCGATTCTCCGCGACGGCCTGTGGCGTCTCCTGGAGGACGCCAACGCGGGCCGGGGTGCGTTCGCGCCAGAGGAGGAGGCCACCGCATGATGCCGCTCCTCTCCGCGATCCGGGAACGGCTCCTGTCGCTGCCGGCGGTGACGACGTGGGTGGACGGGCGGATCTATACCCTGCGATTCCCGCAGAGTCTGAACGCGCCCGCGATCCGGCTTCTCGAAATCTCGCATATCTCCGCGATGCAGTTACGCGGGGATGTCGCGCTCCGTCGCGTCCGCGTCCAGATCGATACCGTGGAAGCCGAACATCACGGCGATCCCTACGCGAACGCCCACGCGATTGCTGACGCCGTCCGGGGCGATCTGACCAGCGGATCGGCGTCCGGCCTCTCCGGATTTCAGGGCGATCTGTCCGGGATTCCCATCGCGGCGATTCACGCGGTGGAACAACGCGAACGCTACGACGCCGAGACACATCTGGTCCGCGTGGAACAGGACTTCGTGATCTGGTTTGAAAGTGGAGGGGCTCATGTCTGACGTATCCAACACGTACTATCCCGGTGAGGCGTTCACCGGTTACGGGGTCCAGTTACTGGTGGGCCAGGGCGGCGCGTCTCCGGAGACGTTCGCCGCCATCGCGGATCTGGAATCGATCACGCCGGGAGAAATGAGCACGAACGTGATCGAGAAGACGCACCTCCGGAGTCCGGAAGCCCATCGCGAGAAACTCGCCGGGCTCCGGGATTCCGGCGCGTTCGCGTTGGCCGGGAACTGGCGACCCACCCACGGATCGCAGTCCAACGCCGGCGGCGACGGCCATACGAACGGCGGCTTGATCGCGCTCTGGCGGACGCGGAAGGAAGCGAACTTCAAGATCGTACTCACGGACGGATCGCCCGGCACGGAGTGGCCGTTTCGCGGCGTCGTCACGAAATTCCAGCCGTCCGAAATCACTGGCGATGCGAAGGTCGGCTTTACCGCCGAGATTACGCCGCTCGGGGATTTCTCCGCCGATCTGCCGTAACAGGAGTCACGGATTCCGGGACCGATCCGGAATCCGTGTCTCGGGAAGATGAGGGAACACGATGGCCAATCCAGAACGGGGAGAGGTCGATCTTGAGGTCAACGGGAAACGGTATCGCCTTGCCCTCGGGATGGGCGGACTCCGCCAGATCCAGAAGATGGTCAGTACGCCGGAACATCGGGTCACGCTCGTCCAAGCGATGGACGGCGCGATCCGGGGCGACATCGAATATCTGTGCGCGGTGGTGTGGGGGGCGCTCCAACGGCATCATCCGGAACTGACCCAAGCCGACGTAGACGCGATCATCGATGAGCTCGGCGGGATCAGTGGGCTCCCCGTCGTCCTGAAGAAGATCAACGATCTGATGGCGGCGACCCAGCCCGACGAACGGGATCGAGGCCTGATAAAAAAAGCGGCGGCGGCGAACGCGCAGACGCCCACGGAGACGCCGCCGGTGACGGTTGGTACGATTGGGCCGGGCTCTATATCCAAGCGCGCGAAATCGGCCTGAGTCCGGATCTGTTCTGGTGGCTGACGCCCCTGGAACTGTATCGAGAGTTCGCCGCCGAAAACGCGCGTCGGCGGAATCAGGCGAATCGGGACGCGCGACTTGCCCATCTGGCCGTCTCGATCTGGGCGGCGGCCACGACCAAAAAACGGGTGCCGCCGCTCCAGACGTATCTGATCGCGGCTGATCCGCTCCCGGAATCGCCCGTCCGGAAGGTGGCGAAGATGCGATCCGCGCTCTCGATCCTCAGCGCCCAATTCGGGATTCCGCTCCGTCAGCGGACGAAGGAGTGACGCGTGGCCAATAGTGCCGTTGTCGGTCTGCTCCGGGCGCTGCTGGTCGCCGATACCGCCGAATTCGATAAGGCGATGAAACGGGCGGGCGACTCCGCGAAGGAGTGGTCCCGTGATCTGAAGAAGATCGGAGCGCAGGCCGAAGCCGTCGGGCGGACGCTCACGGTCGGCGTCACCGCGCCGCTCCTCGCGCTCGGGGGCGCGGCCTCCAAACTCGCGATTGATTTTGAGTCGTCCTTCGCCGGCGTCCGGAAAACCGTGGACGCGACGGAAGCGGAATTCGCCGGGCTGGAAAAACAGTTCCGCGATCTGGCGAAGACCATCCCCGTCAACGTCAACGAAATCAATAAACTGGCCGAGTCGGCCGGGGCGCTCGGCGTCCCGAAACAGCAGATCGCCGGCTTCGTGGAAGTGATGGCCGGCCTCGGGACGGCGACCAATCTCACCGCCGACGAAGCCGCGACCTCCATCGCGCGGATTCAGAACATCTTCGGCGCAGCCGGCGTGGATACGGATCGGTTCGCGTCCACGCTCGTCGCCCTCGGGAACGCGGGCGCGTCCACGGAAAAAGAAATCGTGGACATGGCCGCCCGGATCGCCGGCGCGGGCCATACGGTCGGCCTGACGCAGGCACAAGTCCTCGCGTTCTCCTCCAGTCTGGCGAGTGTCGGGATCAGCGCGGAGGCCGGCGGCAGCGCGATGAGCCGCGTCCTCCTGAAGATGAATGATGCGGTGGATAAGGGCGGGTCGGCGCTCGCCGGCTTCGCGAAGGTCGCCGGCGTCAGCGCGGCGGAATTCAAACGCGCGTTTGAAACGGACGCCGCCGGAGCCACGCAGAAATTTATCGAAGGCCTCGGCCGACTTCAGACGGCCGGCGGGAATCTCTCCTCCACGTTGGAGCCGCTCATCGGGAAGAACATCGTCCTCAAAGACACGATGATGCGTCTCGCCGGCGCGGGCGATCTGCTGGCCCGCGATCTGGCCAACGCGAATCTGTCGTGGCAGGAAAACAACGCGCTCCAGGAGGAGACGCGGAAACGCTACGAGACGACAGCGGCCCAACTGACGATCCTCTGGAATCGCCTAAAGGATGTCGGGATCACGTTGGGTCAGGCGCTGCTCCCGGTCCTGAAGACCGTCACGAACGCCGTGGCCGGACTGGTACCGTATCTGGAATCG